CTTTTGCTTACAGTTACCGCCGCCATACTTCTTGCGACTGCTGAAGCGTACTGCGAAGGAGTCAATCCAGCGCCGAGCATCCCTTGAATAGTTAACCCACTGAAATCAGCACTCGCATTGATGGTACGCAGCACATCATTTAAATTGTTATACGCCCGTTCCATAGAGTTCTGACCCGATATGTCTGCCCTAAACACTCTGTCTAGCTGGTCGGCAAAGGCGTCATCATATATATGATCTTTCATTGCGCCATTGGCAAGGAAGCGAACCTTTCCTGATTGAGCTGCTGCTGGATGGACAATAGTTTCCATGACAGGACCACTCCCATCACGCTTCATAATCGTTTGGCCGCCTCTGACTCGTGGCTGCTGTACCATATTTAATGAGTCTGATATGGGAGTAAGCGAAGCCTCACCCGCTTGTTCTAAAGCTCTGTTATACATGCCCCTAGCCATAGCTAATTGCTCTTCGGCTTGCGTCAAGTCTGCTAAGTCTTTATCTAACTGCGCTTGTATGCGGGGCAACCCACTGGGCTGTAAACGGTTTACATACGTTATCTTGTCTTCGATTACGCTACGAAGCAAGTTTATAGTGGCTATTTCTGACTCCATACTAGAAACTTCTTGTCGCACAATACGCGCGTTAGAACGGTTTGTTTGAGAGTCAAATGTTGATTGAGCGGCAATGTTACGCTTTACCGCTGGACGGCCTTTTAGAAAGTTGTTATAAATGTCTAACGCTTTTTCGTACTTTGTGCGTAGCTCTTGAACAGAACTCCATAGCGCACTTGAAGACGGACCACCAGTCTCACCTAAAGCCGCTGCGTCATTTAATGTTTTTCGCATTGCTTTAAGATCTGTTTTAAGATCTGTAATTGTTTTAGGAGCTGAGCGAACAGGTACAGCAGGTGGTGACATCGCTTGAGTGGTAGGCCCCCCATACGGCACACTTCTTCCGAAACTTTCTCCTGTTACATCCTTCGCATTGAACACCATTAAGTCGGCGTCAGACATAAAAGTGTCTATCTCACCTGCAAGCGTTCGCCCGTTTTCTATTATGTTCGCATGCAACTCGGCTTCTTTCGGACTAAGGCCCGACGATTCCGCAGTTGCAGCTGCTCGCTGTAGGTTTACCCCTAAAAGCCTTCTTTGCTCTGCTCGCGCTTGAGCGGGAGAGCTACTAATTCGGTTAAGTATATTTTTGACATTAGTGAATGCAAGGTCACGTACATCCATAGTTTGCTGCCATGTGGAATCCATCTGCATTCTTTCTACAGCGGTGTAGCCTCCTAAGCCATCAAACGCTGGAGATGACAACGCGGCGTCTTCTACCCACTGAGCATTTGTTCTGTCGAGCGTAGCCTTGAGTCGTAGGCCTAAAATCTTTAACGGATCTTCTAAGTACTCAATAGGGTTATCTCGGTCTACTGCCATTTCGTCGGCCATCTGCCACATCTGGCGTTCATACTCCCCTATCGGGTGTCCCTCTTCGTCAAGAGACCACCCTACGCGCCTAGTTTTGTCATACGACGCAGAGGTGTGACTCCCGCTGTGACCAGTAATTCCCTTCTGGGGGTTAGTAACAAACCGAGGAAAGTAACCTCTGTAATCGCCAAGAGAACGTTCAACAACGTCGCCAAAGTAGGGCATTTCGCCGCTTTCCCACATAGCATCCATCTCTTTTTTTACTGCGGGGGGAATAAATTGGAACTTGGTGGACATTATAGTTTCAGGTGTAATGCCATTCAGTTCATCAATGTCTACATTCAAATCTAATTCAGCACGAATTTGTTTTAGCTTCTCTTCAATTTGCCGTCCTGCTCTACCATGAAATGTGTACATCCCGTCATTGAGCTTCATTACTCCTAGCTCTTTAAGTCGGGGGTTCCAGCGCCCGTCTTGTACAAGGGACGCAAAAGACACCTTGTTAGGCCCCGCACCCGCGCCCGCAGGTAAATCAATGTCTTTAGGATTAAATATGTTTTGTTCCCAATTAGCGTAACGCAACGAAAGATATACGTTGCTAAGCTCTACACGTCGCACATTCTCGTCGTATATTAAACGGCCCATCTGAGTAGATGTGTTTAACATCGGCACTTCGTCCCAATCAATCACAGTGCCATCGGCTGTCATATACTTTCTTTGGTTCTTAACTAAATCTAAAATCTCAGCCGCACTAGCAGTTTCCGCCTCAAGCGTTTGGTTTATTTGCGCTCGCCGAACTATTTGCCTGTAGTCCGTTGGGTCTAGTGTGTCTTTATACACTTGTAGGTCGCCTGACGCTTGAGACAATAATTCTTGATTAGTCTTCGGAGGCAACGGAAGCGGCAGCTGGCGGTCAGTGCGAGGGAATGGTATGTCTGCAAATATTTCTGTTTCAAATAGTGCGTCTGGGTCGTCAACTATAACACCTGTACCTTGACTTACTCGGCCCTGAAATGGCCCTGCAAAGTAATCTCGCTCCACACCATGACCGCTAATAAACGCACCGTCAGGAATAAGGGCCGTGTCTAGTTCTAAAATCTCTATGCTTTCAGGGTCCAGTGACCTGTATTCCTCTGGCGTCTTATTGTGAATAGGTGACGTGTCGCGGAACACCGGCGGCATTTCTTCCTCACCAAACAATTCGATGCCTTTTGCTTTACGTCGTATAAAGTAGGTGTCTAATGCTGTTAACTGAAGCGGGCCACCCTGAGCTTGAGCTGCGGAGACAATAGCGTCTATTTCATTTGCATTAAAAATAGGCTCGTCTACATTAACCTTAAGTGTGTCAGCTGCTACCCATGAGTTTAATGTGTTCGTAATTTCTTCAGGAGTTTCATTCTGAGATATCTCTACTCTTCGCCTAAGATCTGTTTGCAATTGTTCAGCCATTTCACGGGAAGTAGTAGTTGATACACTTCCTCGAACAGACCCACCAAAGCCGCCACCTTGAAGAGCAGCAGTCTCATCCGTAATGGCCCTTACCATTCCATCGCGTCGAATTTCGTCGCCTTTATCGGTTATGTGATATAGCGTCTTATGATCTTCTTTTAATAATCCTTCCCTAGTTTTTGGCCTAGTAATGTTTTGTCCGTATTGCCCTCTTAACGTACCTTCTGTAAAAGGCGGAAGTGTGGAATTTTCATACGCTCCTGCTGTCATGTCTAGCGCATCTTTGCGAACTACCGCCGTGTCCGCTGCGGCTCCCCCAAATCGGGATGGGGTATCAGATACAAGCAACGTACCGTCCTCTTTCAGAAGCGGCCTTCCATCGCCACCGACTCCAACGTACACGACGTCGCTATGGCCTACGTGTACGGGAGCATCACCTAGCCCTTGCGGAACAATTTCATTGCCTGATATTGCTCTTCGCTCAAGAAAATCTAATTCATCTATTGTGTCGTCTAACGCATTTTGGTCGATGGCTTGTTGTATTTGCTGTTTACCTGCTCGAATAGCTACAGGATCAAATTTACCAGCCGCTTTTCCAAGCTGAATAGATGCTGCTGAGCCAACGCCTAACGCTACGCCTACAGCCGCTCCAGCCTTGGCATAGGTAGGATAGCTTTCAAACATGTCAGAGTTATACACACTTTCAAAAGTCCTACGGGCTACCGTAGCTGCTATCACCTCTCCTGCTACCGTAGCTGGGACGCTTGCCTGACGCATGACTATAGGCTCAACAATCATCTTCGTAGCAAATAACGGAGCCTGAGCTGCTGTAATTCCCGCCTTTAAGAACGGGCCACTAAATATTCTGCCATATTGTCCAGTGGTTAATCCTTTTGTTAATGTTGGCGTTTGGATTCCCGACTTTAATAAACCTAGCTTTGTTGTACCTGCCCTTGCTAACTGGGCAGCTCCCTTGCCGTACATCCCAATACCGACGTTAATTGGGTGGGCTGTCTCTTCTGCCACGGTTTGCATTACATCTCCCGTGTTAAAACCAATCTGAGGAGTCCGCATTTTCCCAGACCCTATTGATGGAATATTAATGTCTGGACCCATGCCACTTACATCAAATACTCGCTGGTCATTAGAGGGGTCATCGTCTGCGTTAAGTCGTCTAGCTTCTTCGTTATATGTTTCTAAATACGAACTTAATAGCGCATCCTTACGCGCTTCAGGGTCAGCTTGCGATTCCATCCATGCTCGCTGAAACTCTGGGTCAGTAGATCCAAATGTACTTAGCTCAGCAAATTGTTGTGCCCCTGAACGGGCTTTACTGAACCCCTCGGAAATAAGAGAGCCAATGTCGGACAGTAAACCACTTCCGCCACGCTCTTTGCGCTCCTCTTCTTCCCTCCGTAACCGCTCACGTCGTTGTTCTGGCGTCTCGAACGAAGGGCCTTTAAACCCTTCCGAGTCAAAACCCTGCCCACCTTGAGGGCTAGATTTTGCAGGAATTCCCTGCGAGGAAGAAGATCTACGAAGGTCGTATTTACTAGCCATTAAACGGAATACCCCCTGAACTTAGCAAGGTCTCTACTGCGTCCTGCGCTTGGCTCCCCGAATTGACGCTGGCTTTGGAACGCAACATCAGCTAATGGGACATTGTATTCAGTCATTAAGCGTTGATTAAACATTTGCTGCTCGGTAGGAGTTAACGCTTGGAGCTGCTGGAATGTTGGTAGTGGCATATTCCCAAACGATAACGGGGTTGGCATTTGCCCTGACATCACAGACGTAACCGCTGGTGGAGTAGTCGCTCTAGCGTCTGCTATAAGCTGGTCTTGGAATACTCTACGAGGAATATTTAACTTAGGCGGTGTTAATAACGAACTAGGACCAAACGATGCCCCGCCAGCGTCGTACCATTGGTCGAACGTAGATATGTTACGAGGGGCCAACTCTGTCCAGTTCTCTGTAAACATACCTTCGCTAGGCATTGTTGTTTCACTTGCAGCTTGAGCTACTGCACTTTGTAACTCATTCTTCTGCGCTTGCGCGGCATCCAACCCAGCCTGAAGACCTCCCGCCATCTCGTCGATTGCGCCTGTGGCATCTCTTGGCACAGCAGCGGCGGCAACTTCCTCAAAATTAAATGCGTCAAGGGCAGCTTGCGCTTCTTCTCCTGCTGCAATCGACGCTGCGTATCGGTCTGAGCCGACAAACTCATCCCAACCACCAACCATTTTATCCCAGCCTTGTTGGTCAAACCTAGATTTCCCTACCATTTCCTGCGGCTTAGCCATTTCTGCATTGACAAATGTCTGGTACTCGGCACGAGCACGATCTCGGTCTGCTCGCTGAATGCGCCTATTTTCTTGGTTTACTGCGTTGATTTCAAATTCCTGAAGCTGAACCATCTCGTCATTAAGGTTGTTAATGAGATCCGCCTGAGTGATTTCTGGGAGCGGAGACATCCCGCCACGAGTGAAGTATGTGCGAGCAAGTACATCTCCACCTTCCTTTAATATATTTCTTATTAACTCTCCCTGATTTGTGGCAGCGTTAGCCATTGCAGGAGATGTTTCAATCATTGTTCGGTAGTTCCGACCAAGCTCTTCAAGGCTACTAAAGTATCGCTGTGTCGCGTTAGCTTCTTCGGCTGCTCGCCCTTGCGCGATGCGTTGCAGCGCGGCCTCTTGGGTGTTTACATTGAACTGACGCTGCTGTTCACCAAAGCCCATATTAAACTGGCGAGCATCTTCAGCCTGACGCGATTGCTCTAATGCAGTATTTTGGGCTAATTCCTCATACGAAAAGCCTAGCTTTGCAGCATCGCTGCGGACACTAGCTTGGTCTTGTAAGGCTAGGCGTTTTTCAACTTGAAAGTCCAACATAAGCTGAAGGGCGTCGTAGTTAGATTCCGGAGCTGGAATAGCACTGTCGACTGTAGCAAATGGTGCAACTCCACGCATCCAAGTAGCTCCCCCATCACTGGAATGGAATGTGTCACCTACAGCTACATCGATAGACTGGCCGTCTCCGAGGTCAAATGTTGTAGGAACCCTTGCTACCATCTGAGTGATGCTGTCGTCTAGCCTGTCTTTCGACAAGTACCAGTCATCAGCTGATGCGGGTGAATCAGTCTCAGTTTTTTCTGGAGGGGTGACTGCAACCAACGCCCCGTCCATGAAAGTGCCAGTCCATGTTGCAACAGGCATATTATCTAGCAAGTTTTTAAATTGATAGACAACCTCACCAGCTTGTGTATTAGGAACTTCGCTCATAATAACCCAGCCCTTGTCGGGTGGGTATAAACTTTCTAATTGCGTAATGCCACGTCGCCATGTATCACCCGCTGTCCCCCGAACCATAGAGTTGTCTAGCTCGCTTCGAGTGAAACTTTCTTGGTTAAGGATTTCCTGTTTTAAGTTGAGGTAATCCTCGTATTGAGCACCTGTCATGCCTTTATTTTGCTTAACTCCTGCTATAAGTTGAGCAATGGCGGTTCGGGTAATTGGGTCGGGAGCTGCGTCGTATAGCTTTTGCAGAGCTTCAATAGATTGACCGCTTTTAGGTAAGTTGGCATAACGTGCTGACGTTTCGTGACCTACTTCATGTGGCATTACATACCCCCTTGCTGAGCAGTTTGTTCTGCCTGTTGGTTCATAATAACTCCTAGCGCATCAATAATAGCCATCTTTGCTTCCATACAGAACGGGTCGGTACAGTCGCTCAGATCAGATCCATGACCATGAGCCGAAAAACGAGTCTGCATTTCATCGAACGATGACCTAAACACAGTGGCCTCTTCAGGTGTGGCAAAGGCATCAGCAATGTATTCCAATGCCATTGCATTCAATACCGTTACTTGCCTTGCGGCGTCACTCATGTATGCTGCTAGTTCGCCTGACATTATCTCATCTCATTTGCTACGTTAGCTTCACGGTTAAGAGCTACGTTCTCGGGAATCCCCGACGCGGTAGGTAAGGGCGGCATTCCTTGAGGAGCCATAGCCCCAAGCTGCTCAGGCCCCTGCTGCGGAACTTGCGACATATTCTGCTGGAAGGCTCGCAAGACTTCTGACGCTTGGCTTTCTAAGCCCTTGAGCATCATCATAGTACGCACCTGTTGTGCTTCAGGTGACATGAACAGCGTGTTTACGGACGCTTTGAGCATCTCTTGTTGTGGGTTTTCAATGCCCGAGTTCTCCATAGCGGTCTGTGCAGACAACATCCCGTTGTACACTTGGTACAGTTGGGACCACACCATCATGTCTCGCATCTCAATCTGTGCGCGATCTGACGTGTGAAGCTCTACATCGACTGCATAAAAATCATCCAGCTCAGATGGCTTAATTGTAATCTCACTCGCGCTACGCTTTGTACCACCAGCGACGGTAATGCTCGAATTAAGGATATGCTCAATGTCTTGGAACACCTGTCGCGAAGCCATAGCTACACATGCCCGTAAAGATTGTACGCATCCTGACAACTTAACTGACGCATTGCGAATATTAAGATCTGCTTCGGTAGCTGACTCTACCCCGCGTTGCGGCTGACCACCTAGCGTACCCATCTTAGACAGATCAGCTGTATATTGATGCACTTTATCCATCATCTGAAACGCCGACAACGGAACTTCAGGGAGCTTCACAAAATTAATTTCTTGGTCATCTACAAGGTTAATCCGTTTACCAGCGCCTAATTCTATAGGGGTACTGTCGTCCATGACATTTCTAGTAATGACAGGAGCAAACGTGGAGTACCGTAATTGGATGTCCACTGCAGTGAGCTGACGTGCTTCCGCCTGTAGTACAGGGTGTATGTACCTTAAAATACCTACATACCTGTCAGCAGGGTCGTTCTTAGCAGTCGTTTCTCCCCACCCTGAGTCACGGATAATATACGGTATGTAACCTTCAAAGTCTAAGTATTCGTCAGTAGAGGCTGCTGTTTCCCAACAGTAAGGGTTCATTTCATCGTGAACTAAACGGCCACCTACCCACATTTTATGCTGACCTTTGTCACTCCCATGCGGCTTGGTGTACATTTCCACAAATTCGAGCTTATCTAACTCTGTAGAATTCCATTCGTCTGCGTAGTCGGGGAACCTTCGTCGGGCTTCGTCGGGGTAAATGTCATAAAATTCGTAAGCGTACAAGGGATCATTTGGGTTATCTGGGTCCTCTACAATAGTTTCATTCGGGAGCACTGACACTTTCCACAAAAATTTAGCTTGCGCTAGTTTGCGTAAATGATTTCGGTAGCGCTGTTTTTCCCCACGAGACGCATCGTTTGGGGGAGGGAACGGAATAAGCTCCCATCTGATTTCTTTTTTCATAACTATGCGCCCGTCTTTAACGAGCTTCTTACGCCCTAGCGCGAGCGGGTCGCCGTAATCGACCTCAACTCTATGCCAAAACGCAGCTAAGAATTGACGTTTACGTTCAGCTAGGTCTTGTTGTCCTTGCTGGTCGCTGTCAGTCTGTTTCACTGGGACATAAATGTGAGGGGTAGTGAGTATGTGATCCGATGCGTTATCTACCGCGTTCCGAGCAGTGGGCGGAATGGTGGCAGACATGCCTGATTCTCTGTACTCACGGGGAATAATTTCTCCAATGTCAGGATAATCTCCGTTATAAAATTTGGTGTCCTCATTCATTGCTGAAAAGTAACCGTTGAACACTTCGTTTTTCAGGCGGTGATATCTGCCATAGTCGTCATCAAACACTCCGTAAAACTCTTCAGTGGTCATACATTATCCAAACGTCAAATAGTCAGAACGGCGCATCATTGATGTGGTATTCTTTCTCTTTTTTGCTTTCATGACCGCTAAGCCCGCAGCCATCACGGAATCATCGTGGTATCCGACAGGATGCCCGTACCGAACAGCTCCGCCAGCTAACACAGTGCCTTCAAATAATTCTAACTCCTTTTTAAGTATTTCGTCATCTTTGGGGAAATGAACTCTCCCATGCTCGATTTCGGCGGCGAGGGTGGATACAAGTGTAGCTTTCGATTGGTTAGTGAACTTAAACGATGTAATAGAACAACCCTCGCTGCGTAGGATGTCAGCCACAGGCTCACCCACACCAGACCCATCAAGGTGAATCGTCTGACACCTGTATTTTTTGTATAGCCCTGCAATGCGCGAACCGAGGAGTGTGTAGTCCAATCCATTAAATCTATCCCTTGCTACGATACTCATCGTATTAATGTTAATTACATACGCTACTGTGTAGTCTTCTATTTTCCCTATGTCGAGTCCCATTAAGTATTGAGCTTCTTTAGGTTCCTCCCAGTCGCCATCGAAACATTCGTCGATGTTCCTAAAGACCTGACCATCGTCTTCAACCCACTCAGCGAGGTACTGTTGCCTGAACTGAGATTCTGTTAGGTCTCGTTTAAATTCTTCTAAATCGTCTTCGTCGATGTTTGGGTGTGCTAATGAGGTGACTGAAGCGGAGTAATAACGAGGGTCGTCTTCTTGCCCGATTTGAAAATAAGTACGAAAGTTGCCCTTCCCTCTGGCTATACCAATAGCCACTAATCTTCCGTCAGAGTCAGCTAGAGCGGGCATAAAGTTTGCCCACGCTTCTGGATTAAGGTCGTGAGCCTCATCTACAAACGCTGCGGTGACGCGATCTCCCTGCAATGCAGTAGGGTCGTCAGCTGATTTAGCCTGTATTCGAGCTCCATCTCCGACAGTAATGAGCTTTCTAGTCTTGTCGTGAGAGACATAATAGTCCCTTAATGGGGCGCCTCGACCTACAAACAGGTCCCATACAGGTTCCCACACCTTCATGGTGAGCTCATAATTGGGGGCTATGACGTAGATATACGGAGCGTGAAGTACCCCGAACTGCTCAGTTTTTCGCTTTAGGGCCTCACGGACAATCTCTGCTTTGATAGCAGTCGTCTTACCAGCCCGACGTCCACAGGCTAGGATAAGCCTTTTTGTTTCGTGATGAGCGTGGACATGCTCGGCTTGCCATTCCCACGGCACATACGGCTCATCGTCGTTTATCAGTTCCCATAGTTCCGGATGGCTGTATGACTTCAATCACCGTCTCCTTTTCTTTTTCTGCCGCATCTAACAGTCGGTCCATAACCTTACTATTGACAGTGACAGTGCTTTCCTTCGGGCGCCCAATGAACATTTCCATAAACACCTTTTGAGCCCGTACATCACCTTTAGTCACAGCAGCGTCAGTGAGAGCCTCATACACAGAATCAAAGTCTTCAGCAGCGCGAGTCAAAAAACGGCTAATCGTTTCAATCTTCTCAGCAGACAGTGTTGCCGAATGCAAACGCCCGCTCCCCCTAACTAATCTGCCGTTCAAGGCAGGGTCCCGAATAATAGGCCTGTCGTAGACAATGGGCTTAATCGTGAGTGTGCCGTTGCGTATCTGGTCACATACCTGCTCATATGACCGATCACCATAATCTACATTAGGGTCCAACTTGTCAATAAGCTCTTCTAACAGAGAAGGAATTACATCGGCACTCATGCGCGTTTCCGTAACTTGCCGAGAGTAGACGCTAAATTAGCGCGTTTTACTGTAGTCGCAGAATACTTCTTGGGGCTCTTTTTAACTTTCCTAGCGAATGCACCTGTACTCATACCAGCTCGCTTAGCCTGTCTACCAAACGCACCCTTGTTCTTAGACGTAGCCTTCTTAATCCAATTAGCCATTATTTTCTCCTTGAACCACCTACACTGCTTCTACGGGGTAATCCGCCTTGATCACTGGTTTCCCAGTAATACGGTCTAGGAGGACGGACACTACGACTCCTACGTCCAGTCGATGTACCACGACCCTTCGCTACAGATGTAGTAGGGGTAGATTTGTACTTTATACTCCTACGAGTGGTGGGCTTTCTCTTTGGACCAATCCCCTCAGCAGCCTTATACACCGCCAAACTTACTTTCGGACTTTTTACCGATGCTCTTGGTTTACGAGCCGTAACTCTAGGTGGCATAACTATGTTCTCCTTTTGCGCTTCCCGTAACTTACCTTCTTACCACTCTTCTTTGCTGCCGCTTTAGCCTTAGCCATACCCTTTGCAGTGTACGCATAGTGCTTATTACCTACCTTTGGCATAATGCCTCCTCATGTTTAACGTGGAACAAGTATAACCAAATCAGTTATACTTTAACAACCTCCACCGCTGGGGGGAGTTAATGACTTTAACCTGTTCCTTTCATCATTAGCTTCCCCCCGCAACTTAATAACTAGGATTCTCGTGAATTATCTTTGAGTGGCCCCCACCCCAGAAGAGTCTTGCTCGCTACTT